AAAAGTATAGATTTTTTAAACGAATACTAGTATAAATTGTATCATGAACAAATCAGTATTAATTATATCTGACACTCATATACCTTATCATCATAAAGATTTAATACCTTTTTTAAAAGATTTAAAGCAAATTATTAAACCTGATAGAGTTATCCATATTGGTGATGAATTAGATAAACACGCTATGTCTTTTCATGATAGCGATCCAGATTTACCTAGTGCTGGAGATGAATTAAAAATTTCTTTACCTATTATAAAAGAATTAGAAACTATATTTCCTATTGTTGACTTATTAGATTCTAATCATGGTAGTTTAGTTTATCGAAGATCTTTAAAATATGGTATACCTAAAGCTTATCTCAAACACTACAATGATTTTTTAAATGTAGGTAAAGGTTGGCAATGGCATGATGATTTAACCATTAAAACTCCTACTGGCCCAGTTTACTTTTGCCATGGCAAAGTTGCAGATGTTCTCAAATTAGCCCAATCTATGGGAATGTCTTGCGTTCAAGGGCATTATCACAGTTCATTTAATCTTAAATATTATGGCAATAGTTTAGGTCTATACTTTGGTTTACAAGTTGGCTGCTTAATTGACAAAGACTCACTTGCTTTTAGATATAACAAAACTCAACGTGCTAGACCTTTAATAGGATGTGGTGTTATAATTGATGGATTACCTAAACTTATACCAATGGTGTTAGATAAACATGGAAGATGGTGCGGAAAAATTTATTCCTAGAGGTATTAGAAATAATAATCCTGGAAATATAAAAAAAAACGATGTTGAATGGAATGGTCTTGTTTCTAAAGAAGAACAAAACGACAACACTTTTTTTATATTTAAATCTCCAGAATATGGAATAAGAGCATTAACAAAAATATTAATTACTTATCGTAAAACTTATGATTTGTATAACATATGGAGTATTATTAATCGATATGCTCCACCATCTGAAAACAATACTGAAGCTTATAAAGAATTTTTAGTTGATGAAACTAATTATGCTATGCTTCAAACAATTCCATTTACCATAGAAGGATATTTGCCAATTGTTAAAGCAATTATTAAAATGGAAAATGGTGAACAACCTTATAATGATGACACTATTTTAAAAGGTATGTCATTAGCATGGAGTTAATTATGAAAAAAAAAGGACTATACGCAAATATAAATGCTCGTAAGAAAAAAGGCATTTCAAGACCTAAATCTAAATCAACTATATCAGCTAAAGCATATAGAAATATGAAAGCTGGTTTTCCTAAACGAGGTAAATAATGGCTAAGACAGCAGCATGGCAACGTAAAGAAGGTAAGGATCCTAAAGGTGGATTGAATCGTAAAGGTATTGCATCTTATAGAAGACAAAACCCTGGCTCTAAATTAAGCATGGCAGTTACCACCAAACCATCTAAACTTAAAGCTGGATCTAAAGCAGCTAAACGCAGAAAATCTTTTTGTGCTAGAATGTCAGGTATGAAAAGAAGATTAACTTCTGCTAAAACAGCTAGAGATCCTAATAGCAGAATTAACAAAGCTTTAAGAAAATGGAATTGTTAAATGTGGTTATCTGCTATTAAATTAGCTTTTGATGCTGCTGGTCATATTTATAAAAATAGACAGCAAACTAAAATGCTTATGTCTGATGCACAAATGCGTCATGCAGAAGCTATGGCAAAAGGTGAAAAAGAATATCAAGGTCAATTGCTTGAAGCAAGACAATCTGACTGGAAAGATGAGTTTATTTTAATTTTGCTAAGTTTGCCAATAGGATTATTAGCCTGGGCAGTATTTAGTGATGATCCTGCTATTATGGATAAAATGAAATTATTTTTTCAATATTTTAGCGATCTTCCATTTTGGTATCAAACCATATTTGTAGGAGTAATTGCTAGTGTATATGGTTTAAAAGCAACTGATTTAATTAAAAGAAAATGAAACATTGTATCTATAAATTATACATTGGTTTTTGTTGCTTATTAAAAGATTGTAAATGCAAACTAAAACAAATAGTCAAAAACTATTATTAGTTGGACATTGCAATATATGCAATGATAAAATATTTACCAATAGTTCTTTTGTAGTATTAGCTAATAAAAAAAGATATTGTTTTGATTGTTATGAAGAACTTAATAATCCCGTTCTAAAATCATCTCCAAATAGTGTATAGCTTTTAATATATCTTCTTTACCATTTTTATTTTTGTGTCTACAGATATATTTAATTGCATTGCCTTCAGCAAATAACAATTTGTTTTTATTTATAAATGTAGCAGGTTGTATAGCCATGTCTTTATAGTGTGTTCCACCAACTTGTTTTTTAAATATGTTCATAAAAAATATAGGGTTTGTCATTTAAGTTTTATAATAATTCTTTTATTATTACTTGTGTAATACAATATATCATACTGTTCTTGTGTAAACTGATAATAACCAATTAACATTAAATTTTTAATTTTATCACTTATATATTGAGGATCATAACCAGCAAGTGATACTATATAACAAAAGTCTTCTGACATTGTGGTAAGCCACTCAATTGCTTCTTGTTTGTGCTTTAAATACTTTTTATCTAAACCTTTATAAGAAGCATCTTCTATTGCTTGAATTATAATAGAACAAAATAATCTTTTTTCTTTATCAATTTTATTCGATAAGTTTTGTAGCGTCTTTACAAATGACTTCATAAGTTGTTCTATATTTACCACTTGGATCAGTTCGCCACTTTAAATCTGATGTTTTTAATGTTTTAAATATTCTTTGTGCCTCATGTTCATCCTTTGCTTCAATTTCTACAGTTCCCATCATAGTTGTATAATGCCTAAAAATATATATCATATTTTGTTATTTCTACGACTGGCTTCTAATGTTCTCCATACATCTATAATTAATTGTTCTTTAGCACGTTTGTTTTCCATAGTTCCAACTTTTTCTGCTAAAGCCGCTTTTTCTTCTATATGTTGTTTATATACATCAGAAGCATAAAATCTGTGTTCTTTTAAAGATATAGAATTATCTGTATTGTTATTAATAATATCTATAGCTTTATCTCTTTTAGATTTGTCTTTTAAATACTCTAATCCTGAAGATAACTTAGCATGTTCTTCATCAGTTTCTGATATAAACTTTAAAGCTTCTTCAAGTCTTTTTTCTGTTATCATTGCTGTCCTTTCTGTAATTTAATTCTAATTTAGTAACATTCCAAAATTTAAGCTTAATACAGTTATATACTTCTTTTTTCATTGCTTCAATTTCTTCTTTGTTACAATGTGTATTCCAAGTTAATATACAATTATAATTATTCACCAAAATTCTCCTCTCTTGGTGTAAATGGTAAATCTACTAATTTATATGGTTTTCCAAACTTAGAAGGAAATTCTTTATTGCCAGGTTTATATTTAGATAATTCTTCTGCTGTCATTGTCATAATGTCATCATTATGTCTTAACTCAATACCACCTTCTTTAATTGCTGCTCTATGTTCGTAATCTCTAATAGATGCATATTTTCCTTGCCATAACTTTTTAACTACTTTTACTAACATACTTTCTCCTATTGTTGTGTGCCTCTTAGAGGGGGAATCTAAAAGGCACTATATTAACTAACAAAAAATATACTTAAAAAGGTATATCTTCAGAAACAAACTCAGCAGATAAAATCTTTTTAGCAAGTTTATCTACTTCAGTAAATACAGTATCGTATTCACTAACTTCTTTATGTGGCAATACAGAAGATAGCAAATTTGACATTGTTAATCTGTATTTTTCTTTCCATTGGTCTGCACTACTTTGACCATTAGAAACTGGTTTAGATTTAACCATGGGTGCTGGTGCAGGACTACCTTCAGTAGCATCTTTCCAATCCATTGGTTCTATTTTGATACAAGATTGATTGTTAGATCCTGGTTTTTTTATTTTATAACCAGTAACCTTAACTCTATCTCCCTTGTTCATTTGTCTACAATTTTGAGGTACAAATAATTTTCTATCAGTCTGATCATCTAACTTTACAGATAACCAGTATTTAACAGGATTATCTTGATCATGAATGTCTTTTAACCCCTGTATTGTAGCTTCATACGACTCTACTGCATTTTCACTCATATTTTTCCTTTTGTTTATTTTGTTTATTATGGTTTTTAAATTTTCCATATTGTATTCCAAATATCAGTAGCAAACTTTTTAGCTTCTGTCATTCCTTTTCCCCAACGGAAATTATCCATTGTTAATGGAAACATTTTGACTACATCGTCTTTAGATTTAGCTACTGTACAAATATGTTCGATTGTTCGAAATACTTGTATTAAGTCTATATCTGGAATTCTGTCTATCATATCTACTGCTTCTTGATCTTTTGCAGACGCATACAATAACATAGTAGGTTTATTGTAAATGCGTTTGTATAAGTATTGTTGTCTTACATCTGATGCTTTTGGATACCAATTAGCATCTAATTTACCAGACTTTAATCGTTTGAGATAAGCGGTAGCTTTAGTATCTATAATTACATCTTCAAACTCAAAGTCAGTAATACATTTGATTGGTTTAATTAAACCTTCTTGATTTATAATCTTTTCATTTTGATAACTAATTACTTTACCAAATTCTTTTAATGAATTAGTAAACTTTACAGCTATTTCTTGACACCAATAAAGTTCATCACATTCAATTTCTTCAGCATTTGTTTTAGTATCATTAGCTTCTGCATACAATCTTCTAAATGCTGATTCTGCACCAGATCTAATAAGATCTTCTGTTTCTCCTTTTAGTCCTTCTTGTGCTGCTTCTTCAGCAGCTAGTCCCATTAACATTCTTGCATTAGCTGGTTCTTTGTAGTCAAATAATTCTGTAATAATCCAGTATGCTGGACTATCTACAAAAGAATTACCTCTACTAGCACTATGTCTATAGTCTTCTCTTAGTATCATTTTTTCTCCTTTTTTGTTTAAAACAAATCAATTATTTACACACTAGTGAAATAATTTGATTTGGCAATCATTTTATTGTAGTGTTTTTACATGCAAAAAACTAAAAAATTTCGTAGTAAAAAATATTTGATGTGGGTAGCAAATAAACCATGTTTACTTTGTATGACAGAACCTTGCCAAGCACATCATATTACCATAGCTGAACATAGAGGATTTGGACAAAAGGTTTCAGATAATTACACTTTACCTTTATGCTATCCTCATCATCATTTATTGCATATGACAGGTGAACGTAGGTTTTGGCAAAAATTAGGTATTAATCCTAAATTCTATTCTGAATTGTTATTTATTACATACAATCAAAATAAA